AGGCTGAGAAACAATCTACATTGGAGAGTTTTTTTGGATGAAAAATATTCGTATAATTAAAACTGGTATTAATGTTTCAAAGATAAAGAAACAATTGGAAGAACATGCGTCTGATTGGAATTATCAGAAAGAACTGCAACATGCCACGGTACTTGATCCAGATGTATATCTAAGTCAAAGTGGTGTGTTGCAATTAGTAATTGGCACGATTGATAAACCTGGTGATTATGTTTTTGATTCTGAAGGTTGTATGGAAGCACCAGCATATTACCGACATACTGAAGCTGTTTCATTTATGAAACGACACTTCAAAGATTTTAAACGGTGTGGATTTCTTTCTATACCTGTAGGTGGTGAAGTTGGCAAACATATGGATTTTGGCACTTATTACCTTAATAAAGACAGATATCACTTGTCAATACAAGGTCGTTACGTGTATACTGTAGGAGATGAAAGTTTAGTTATTGAGCCAGGTACATTATTTTGGTTTAATAATAAATTAGAACACTCTGCCAAAAACATAGGAGACAATGTACGCATCACGTTAGTATTTGATGTGCCACATAACAAACGTAATCCATGATACATGCTATATTACCATTTCTGACTGCAATTGCTTTATCTACTATTGCAGCATACTATTCAGTAATAGGCCTTGCACAGATATTTCCAGGTTCATACTGGCCGATTATCATTATGGGTTCTGTACTTGAAGCCGCAAAATTAGTAACAGTATCTTGGCTACATACTCATTGGAAAGATACATTCTCTGCATTGAAATTATATTTTTTAATTGCAGTTATATTACTCATGGCAATTACATCGATGGGTATCTTCGGTTATCTGTCCAAAGCACACATCGAACATTCTACTGGTATCACACCACTGGTTGAGAAGGAAATGATTTATGAGGAAAAAATTAAAGCACTCAAAGAGAACATCGAGACTAATCGCAAAAATGTTTTGCAGTTGGATGCGGCGGTTGACCAAGTCATGGCACGCTCGACGGACGAAAGGGGGGCAGAGAGGTCGAACCAAATCCGCAAAGCCCAACAGAAAGAGCGCACACGAATCTCTGATGAGATTGCTAGGGCGCAGGCCGAAATACAGAAAATTACGGAAGAAAAGTCTCCTATATCCTTGGAAATTAAAAAGGCTGAGTCAGACTTGGGGCCTATAAAGTATGTTGCTGAAGTAGTTTATGGTACACAAGATCGTGATTTGATTGATAGAGCAGTTAGATTAGTGATCTTTATTATTATTGTAGTATTTGATCCACTTGCAGTATTGTTACTAATTGCCTCCAATCAAACATATCGTAGGCAGAAAGATAAACCTGAAATAGAAATCAAAAAGGTAGTGAAGAAGAAAAAGATTGACAAGAAGGATGGTCCTAGTTTAGAATCATTCTTTGTAGATGATAAACATCAAGTAATACCAAAAGATAAAATTGCTGATATGAATGGAGATATGAATGAGCGTTCTTGATAAGTTGAAAAAGAGTTCAACGATTAAAGAGACTTCCATACTTGCGAAGTCTCAATTCTTTACTGAGAAAGATATGATTCAAACTGATGTGCCTATTGTAAATGTGGCACTATCAGGTAATCTAGATGGTGGTCTGACACCAGGTCTGACTATGTTTGCAGGTCCATCAAAACACTTCAAAACTGCATTTGCTTTGTTGATGGCATCAGCATACATGAAGAAGTATTCAGATGCTGTAGTTCTATTTTATGATTCTGAGTTTGGTACACCACAATCTTACTTTGATACATTCAACATTGACACTGACCGTGTGTTGCATACTCCAATTACCGATGTTGAACAATTGAAACACGATATTATGGTTCAGTTACAACAGATTGAAAAAGGTAACAAAGTTATTATCATTCTTGACTCAATTGGTAATCTAGCATCAAAGAAAGAAGTTGATGATGCAACAGAAGGTAAGTCTGTAGCAGATATGAGTCGTGCAAAACAAATGAAGTCGTTGTTTCGTATGGTCACACCACACTTGACTATCAAAGATATTCCAATGGTTGTTGTGAATCATACTTACAAAGAGATTGGTTTGTATCCTAAAGACATCGTTGGCGGAGGTACAGGTTCTTACTACTCAGCAGATACAATTTGGATTCTTGGTCGTCAGCAAGAAAAGACCGGCACCGAAATCACAGGATATAACTTCATCATCAATGTTGAGAAATCACGTTTTGTTCGTGAGAAGTCTAAGATACCTGTAACAGTTTCATTTGATGGTGGCATCAATAAGTATTCTGGTCTACTTGATATCGCACTTGAAGGTAACTTTGTACAAAAACCATCCAATGGTTGGTATGCAAAGGTCAACCAAGATACAGGTGAGATTGGTGACAAGAAACGATTAGATGATACACAGAATGCTGAATTCTGGAATGATATTCTTGCTAATGAGAAATTTAAAGAATATGTAAGGAAACGATATGAGATCACGTATAGTAGCATTCTTGGACAAGATACAGTTTTGGAAGAAGAAGATGTCTCCAAAGTATAAAGTAGATATTGATTATCAGTTTATACCATCTGATGATGAACAGATAACAGGCATCGGCATACTAAAAGGAAAGTATGCCGGTGTTCTGTATCATTATGGTAAAGCAAAGGTAATAGAAGAAGGTGAGTTTGCCAGACTCTACTTTGATTATACCATTGAACATACGCCCACTTTCAGCGTTCATGACTTGACAATTGATCAGGAATTTCATACAATGATAGGTGACATCTTAACAGAAATCTTAATGAAACAAACCAATGAAACGACTAGAGACGACAATATTAAAGAATTTGATATTTAATGAGGACTATGCTCGTAAGATTTTACCTTTCATAAAATCGGAATACTTTACCGACAATACCGAGAAAATACTTTTTGAAGAAGTCAATGAGTATATTAATCACTACAAGAATCTTCCAACCTATGAATCTTTGGTAATTAATTTTACAGAATCTAAAAAACTGACCGAACAACAAGTTCGTGATTCAGTTGAAATGCTTCGTGAAATTAATGCAGAGAAAGAAGAGAAATCGGATAACGCATGGTTAATTGATAACACTGAAAAGTTCTGTCAAGATAAAGCAATCTATAATGCTATCATGAAGTCTGTACAAATTCTTGATAACAAATCCGAAAATGATAGTAAAGGTTCTATACCAAAGTTATTGAGTGATGCACTTGGTGTATCATTTGATTCATCCGTTGGTCACGATTATGTTGAAGATGCGGATAATCGGTTTGACTTTTATCATAAACACGAAACAAAGATTCCATTTGACCTAGACATCTTCAACAAGATTACCAAAGGTGGTTTGCCACAGAAAACGTTGAACATTGCTTTGGCCGGCACAGGCGTTGGTAAATCTTTGTTCATGTGTCACGTTGCTGGTTCGTGTTTGTCTCAAGGTCTAAACGTATTGTATATCACAATGGAAATGGCCGAAGAACGAATTGCTGAACGTATTGATGCCAATTTATTGAACATTGATATTGCAGACCTGAACTCTATCAGCAAACAAGATTATGACCGTAAGTTTTCTGCATTGAAAGTAAAGACACAAGGCAAGTTAATCATCAAAGAATATCCAACTGCTGCGGCATCTGCACTGCACTTCCGTTCTTTGTTAAATGAATTGCAACTAAAAAAGAGTTTCAAACCTGATATCATTTTTATTGATTATCTTAACATTTGTGCAAGTGCTAGAATCAAGGCTGGTGCGAATGTCAATAGTTATTCTTATATTAAGGCTATTGCGGAAGAACTCAGGGGTCTTGCGGTTGAGTTTTCGGTACCCATAGTATCTGCCACACAGACAACACGTTCCGGCTTCACCTCCAGTGATCCAGGTCTTGAGGATACTAGTGAATCCTTTGGTCTACCCGCAACTGCTGATTTTATGTTCGCTTTGATAAGTACCGAAGAGTTGCAACAATTGAATCAAATTATGGTCAAGCAATTAAAGAACCGATATAATGACCCGAATACATTCAAACGATTCATGGTGGGTATTGATAGATCAAAGATGAAACTGTATGATGTAGAACAGTCTGCACAAGAAGATTTGGTTGATGCTGGTCAAGTAGATGACAAGCCATTGAATTCGTTTGGTGATCGTGAACGACTAAGTGGTATGAAGAATAAGTTTGGAGGATTTAAAGTATGAGTTACGTGAAATATTATGATAATGTTTTGCCTAAGACATTTTGTGATTCTGTTATAAAGAAGTTTGAGAATCATCCAAAACAACAAAGAGAAACTTTTTTAGAAGGGCATCGTTCATTTACAGAATTGAATTTGAATGAAAACATTGTAAGTTGGAAATCTGAAATAGAATATCTTGTTGGTACAATGCAAAGTTATATGGACGTGTACAAGAAAGATATTGGCATAGATTTAATGTCGTGGCCAGAAAACTTTGGTTATGAACAATTACGAATGAAACGATATTTACCAAATGACCAAGATGAGTTTAAGTTTCATGTTGATGTACAAGACTATGCCTCAGCACGTAGGTTTCTAGTGTATTTCTGGTATTTGAATGACGTAGAAGAAGGTGGTGAAACTGCATTTCAACTGAACAGAGGACAACCAGTTAAAGTCAAAGTGCAACCTAGAACTGGTCGTTTGCTGATGTTTCCACCATTATGGACACACCCACATGTGGCATTCAAACCAGTTGGCGGACCAAAGTATATTGTCGGTGGTTACTTACATTACGTTTAAAAATTATGAATCTAACTAAAGATCAAGCAGTATATTGTGCTAACATCTATTCACAATACTTTGATAAATTTCAGAGAATTGATGATTATATTCGTGATCAAAAACTAAATTCTTTATCTGAAAGACCTCCTACTTTGTTTGGTATGGGACCAGAAGAAGATTTATTTTCAGACTTTGATATACACCCACAAGATATGGAGTTTGAACTTGTAGAACTACCACAAAATAATTGGGACATTTATTTGAACATGATTTCTTCACATTCAAATATGACTAGTATTCCTGGTAGATGTTTTCGTTTGGCGGTACAAGAAAAGAATACGAAGAAGTGGGTTGGTTTCATTCGTTTAGGTTCTCCTGTTATCAACATGAAACCACGTAATGAGATGTTGGGTGGTGTATTTTCTCAAACACCCGAATCTGCAAAGTCATTTAATCACACCTCAATTATGGGTTTTGTGATTGTGCCTTCACAACCATTTGGTTTCAATTACCTTGGTGGTAAGTTACTTGCCGCAATCTGTTGTTCACATTGGGTCAAAGAAAAGTTAGATGCAAAGTATGATATGAATACCTGTTTGTTTGAAACAACGAGTCTTTATGGTAGTTCAAAGTCATCATCACAGTATGATGGCATGAAACCATATTTAAGATTCAAAGGTTTGACTGACAGTAATTTCTTACCAATGATGCACGGTAAACCTTATGATGATTTAAAGAACTATGTTGAGAATGCGATTGGTGAATTTATACCTGCTGATGCATCGTCACGTAAACTGAAAGTCTCAAACGCAATCATTTCAATGACCAAAGTGGCATTGAAAGGTTCACCAGAAGGTGAGAAGTTTGCACAGACCGTGGAGAATGCCTTGTCGTTGACAGAAAAGAAACGATACTATGCCTCAAATTATGGTTATAGTAACTTTACAGATGTGGTCATGGGCAAGACAGACAAGTTGATTCCAGACAAGGAGAACTATGATAAGTTTCATCTGGAGACGATCATAGACTGGTGGAAGAAGAAGGCCAGTACCAGATACGATACACTGAAGTCAGAAGGTCGTTTACGTCAAGAAATAGAAGTCTGGACAGGTGATAAAGAACTTGACATTATCAGGTAACGGTGATAATATAAATACTCCAATAACTCAGGAGTATTTGCAAATACTCCAATAACTCAGGAGTATTTGTATGGCAGTAAAATATCTGACTGGTGGTCAACAAACAACCGTAAACTCTACTATTACAGAGTTGTTTCCTGCTCTTTGTTTTAATAATGGATTCAATCCAAGAACCCCTGAAGAACTGGAAGATTTTATTAACGGATTAGATTTGAATTCACAAAAATCAAAAAAAACTTTTGTGAATGCTAATAACATCAAAGCTGGAAAAGAATTTGTGGTTTTAAAAGACAGTATTCGTCCAGATATGAGAAAAGAAAAAATTGAGAATGCCTTTGCAATCACAAAGTTTATTTTTGAAACACATAAAAACAAAGCGATAGAAGTGGTAGTTTGGGGATATAGAGAAAAACCACCAGGTATTCCTAGTAATCATCCAGGGGATATATTCATTTTTTTCAAGGATAAAAAAACATATCCTGGTATTGCTGGTATATCTCTTAAAGCTGGATCAGAAAAGTCGTCTGAACCTAAGTTAAATAGTTATGTTAAAACCACGTTGACTAAACCTATGTGGATGAAATCATCACCTAAAGCCGTACCACAATTAAAAAAAGAATTGTGGGATAAAGTTTATTCTAAAATACCATCATTACCAAAAAGTGTTACCGCAGATAACTATTTTGAATCTGTTGGAAAGAAAGAAGCAACAAAACCGAATGCAATTTTAATGGATAAGATGGTTGATTTGTTTGAAGCCAGTCCTGAAAAATTTGATGCATTATATGTTGAGATGAATAAAATTTGTAGAGAAAAATTATGTGAAGTAATTAATAATGATATCAATGCTACAAAACAATGGATAAATGAAGAATTCAGACTTGAAAAAAAAGGTGAAGAAATTCCATTGGTTTTAGTTAAAGCTATTAGAACAAACTTCCAAACTGCGGGTGATCCACTGGCCGATATGTTACCTGTAGCAAAAACTATTAAAGCCTATTTGAATAAGAATTCAGTTCAAGAATGGTTCATTGATGTTTCTGATGGTAAAAAAACAATAACCTTATTAATGACAATTCGTAGTGATTCAGAATTTAGAAAATCAAAAACAAAAGGAAAATTGGGTGCATTTGTTTCACTTAAACTCCTATACCGTGGCGTAAAAAAATGAAATTCTCAGAATATATAGCCGAAGCAAAAGAAGGTAAGAACGTTCACTTGGAGCACCTTGAAGATAATGTA